CAACTTGCTGGTAGCGCATGAAGTGGGACACGCTCTCTTCACCCCAGACGGTGACCTTCTAGACGATCTTCCTTGCCCTAAGTCTTATGTTAATGTGACCGAGGATGCTCGCATTGAGAAACTGATGAAACGTAAATTTGCAGGTATTGCCAAGGATTTCTACGGTGGATACAAGCAACTTCACGAAGATGACTTCTTCTCTGTCAAGGACATCAATGCTGACAGTCTCAAACTGATTGACCGCATCAATCTTTACTATAAACTGGGTGCAAATCACTTCCTCCCCTTCTCTGATGATGAGTTGCCTCTTCGTGATGCAGTTGGTGATGCAGAGACTTTTGAGGATGCTATCGCTGCTGCTGTCGCTATCAAAGAGTTTGAAAAAGTAGAAGTATATCCGCAAAAACTTGATAATCTTCCACAATTAGACAACAATTCTGGTGGTGGTAGCGACGAGCAAGAGGCACAAGATGAGCAACCTTCATCTGAAGGTGATGAGGGTGACGAGCAAGAAGGTGATAAAGAATCCAAGCAAGATCCTGACCTTGATACACCCTCATTCACTCGCAATGGTGGTGAAGAGGCATCGACTGTTGAGTCTCTTGAGGAAGCACTGCAGGACATCGCAAGTCAAAACAGTAGCAACGAGACTAGGTATCTTGAGGTCCCTGATGTTAACCTAAAACACGTCATTATTGACCCTAAAATGGTCAATACTATGTCTGAGGATTACTGGTCTTCATGGACCCAAACTGGATTCCCAGACAGCATACTTGACTTCTCTACTGCAGATCAAAATTACCAGAATTTCAAGAAAGATTGCACCCGTGAGGTGTCATATCTTCAGAAAGAGTTTGAGATGAAGAAATCTGCAGCAGCACATGCTCGCCAATCTATCTCTAAGACTGGTGTGCTTGACACTGCTAAACTCCATCAGTATCTTTACAATGAAGACCTCTTTAGGAAGGTTACAGTCACTCCTGACGGTAAAAATCATGGTCTGATCTTCCTCATGGACTGGTCAGGGTCCATGGCAGAAATTCTCCACGATACTTTCAAGCAACTGCTGTCACTTTGTTTCTTCTGTCGCAAGTCTGGCATCCCATTCAGTGTATATGCCTTCGTAAATGATGCTTCATACGCAGAATTTCGTAACTATGAGGAGGTTGTTGGAAAGGAAGGTGACTTCTATATTGGTAGTCGCTTCCACCTTGTAGAATTCCTTAACGGTGACCTAAACAACAGTGTTTTTGATAGATATGCTAGGAATCTCTTCCGTGTGACTCAGATGTATGAGCAACGCTACGGCAACCTTCATCCCTTCCATTCACGTCCAGTGCCTGATGCTATGCCTAGTCACCTTATGCTCGCTGGCACTCCTCTAAATGAGGCACTCTTGTGTCTTCAGACTCTGATCCCTGCATTTACTGCTAAGTATGGTGTTGAGAAGTGTCACGTTAGTGTCCTGTCTGATGGTGAGAGCAACTGGTCTGGATGCTGGGTCAAGTCTTCATACGACGATAAGATCCATCGCTCTGGAATGCCATACAACGCCGCTATCCGTTGCCGTAAGACTGGTCGTACTTATACGGCACCTCAGTGGGGTAATTACATGACTGAAACCATCTTGCGTTACATGAAAGGTCGTTTCCCACAGTGTAACTTCACAGGTTTCCGTCTTGGTAATGCCCGTGACATTGGTTACATCATCCAAAACTTCAACTCTCTTACTCAAAAGGAGAGAAAGACTGCTGCTGATGTATTCAAGAAGTTTAAGTCAATCTCTGCTCCAATCATGGGTTATCAAGAATTGTTTCTAATTCAAAGTAACAAGTTGAATGAGGAGGTAGAGTTTGATGTAGAGGAGGATGCATCCAAGGCACAGATTACTCGTGCCTTCAAGAAGACCCTTAAGGCAAAGTCCAACAACAAAAAGATCCTCTCGTCCTTTATCAATCAAATTGCATGAATGTATTTGCAGTAGATGATGATCCTGTCCTGGCAGCATGTTGTCTGCCAGACAAACACATCGTTAAGATGCCACTAGAGTGTTGCCAAATGCTCGCTGTTGTATTCAGTAAGTGGTATCTCAATGAGGGTCCTGTCCTGAAGAAGGATGGGACTCCTTATGCTACAGAGAAGGGTGCATTTCGTAATCACCCTTGCACTAAGTGGGTAGCAGAGTCTGACCACAATATCCAGTGGTTACTGCAGCATGGTATTTCTCTGTGTGAAGAGTATACATATAGATACGGTAAAAGACACTCCTGTCAATCAACACTTGTAGTTGCTGGTCTGACGTATCAGTATGGTTGTCCTGACCAGCACACGCCATTCGCTCGTGCTATGCCAGACGAGTTTAAGTATGATGATAGTATCTCTACTATCGAAGCATATAGACGGTATGTGGCAAGCAAACCATGGGTGGCATCCAACTACCTGCGTGTGCCAGATAGGAAACCGTCATGGGTAGACTACCATTCCCCCCTCACCCGTGTATAATAACTGTATACACAACAAAGAAACACATGCCATTCGCAGCACACCCAGTGACCACTGATCATATCGTTAACTACCTCATATCAAAGCATGGCGAGCAAGTTGGGACCACAGAATTACTTGGTGCTGCTGAGCATTTCTCTTGCTCCTTCGCTACTGTCAAGAAGCGCCTCAAGGACCACAAGTCTGGTATCGGCAAGTGGAATCTCTCTGTGCAAGAAGTCAAGCAACAACTTGAGACTGTCGTGAAGCATAGTGAGTCACTCATTCCCCTTAAGGATGCTAACTATGTGCCCTTTGGTAATGCCACTGACCTCAAGAAGATCATCAAGTCTAAGATCTTCTACCCTACATTCATCACTGGTCTCTCTGGTAACGGTAAGACCCTTGGTGTGGAGCAATCCTGCGCTCAACTCGGACGTGAGTTGATCCGCGTAAACATTACTGTTGAGACTGATGAAGATGACCTCATCGGTGGTTTCCGTCTCGTCAACGGTGAGACTGTGTGGCACAACGGTCCCGTGATCGAAGCACTTGAGCGTGGTGCTATCCTGCTGCTTGACGAGATCGACCTTGCATCTAACAAGATCCTCTGTCTGCAGTCTATCCTTGAAGGTAAGGGTGTCTTCCTGAAGAAGATCGGTCGTCAGGTGTCTCCTGCTGCTGGTTTCAACGTCTTTGCTACTGCTAATACTAAGGGTAAAGGCAGCGAAGATGGTCGTTTCATCGGCACCAACGTGCTCAACGAAGCATTCCTTGAGCGTTTCCCTGTGACCTTTGAGCAAGAGTATCCTGCTCCTTCTATTGAGACTAAGATGCTCAACAACTATTGTGCTGAGTTGCAGTGCTGTGACGATGACTACATCAAGAATCTGGTTGCATGGGCAGACATCATCCGTAAGACTTTTAAGGATGGTGGTGTCGATGAGGTGGTCTCCACCCGTCGCCTTGTCCACATCATCCGTGCTTACAGCATCTTCTCTGACCGTGTGAAGGCAATCAAGGTCTGCCTCAACCGTTTCGATGATGAGACTAAGCAGTCATTCATCGAATTGTATGATAAGATTGATGCTGACGTTGACGTGTCGGTTGACAATCCTCTCAGTCTCTGATATCCTTTATAGATAATCTCTGTTTATTATGGCAAACAAGTATAACGAAGATGAGATTATCAAGGAGTTGAAAGACTACATCTGCGCTACCTACCAGCAGCACTATTCCAGTGGTAACGGTGAAGGTATCCAGACCCTTGATCTCATCAATGCTTGTGGTGACGCTGAGGCATTCTGTAGGAGCAACATCCTGAAGTATGCCTCTCGCTATGACAAGAAAGGCACCGCTAGACGTGATCTCATGAAGGTGCTACACTATGCTGTGTTACTGATTCACTTCAGTGACCAGTCGGCAACACTCGAAACTTACCCCCAGTAATTATGCAACCTGAAGCAAGACAAACAGTTAAACTGAGCAAGCAAACCATTGAGGTGCTTCGCAACTTCAGTGCTATTAATAAGTCTATTCTTATTGATCCTGGTAAGTTTATAGAAACGATGTCA